TTGCAAGCCCAATTCCTGTATATTCTAACTTTAACAGAAACTATGCAACAGAGCAAAAATTTATAATTTGGCACTTAAGAAATGTTCATCAACCTGTATATACAGGTGTGAATCAAAACAATAAAGGTATTGATAGACCTATTTTTCAAATTAGTGTCTTTAGTGTTTATATGGATGATGGATTAACTATTGCTAATACAATCATTCAAGCATTACATGGTTATAATGGATTATTTGGTGGCTCAACTTATGGCTTTCAAATATCTAAAGCAGATGTTCAGTTTTTGTATCATGGATATGATAATACCACTGCAATTCATCAAGTGTTTATGGATTGCACATTAGATATACCAACATAAGATTTATTAATTTTAATTTAAGGATTTAATTATGCCATTACCAACCAAAGTTTTACCAGGGTTTAGCGCTACGCTATATGCGCAACCAACCACAACGCCCACTGTTTTAACAAATGCACAATTAGCAACTTTAGCAAATGTAGCGGCTATTGCTGTAACAGGCAATGTTGTGAATGTTGAAGCTATCCCAGCATTTGGTCAGGATGATGCTGTGGCTAGTTTTACTGTTGCCGGATCAAGACAGTCAGACAAAATTCCAACTCAATCAGCTCCAACATCATTAACTATTACGGCTGCTTGGAATCCTTCAGATACAGTTTTATTATTGCTTCGTGGCGATGCTTATACAGGCACAATAGACAGAACATTTGTTATTTCTGCAACTGACGGCACAGGCACAGTTTACTATGCTTTTAATGGTAGAGTAGCAGAATGGAAGATTGATGCTCAACCGGGTGCTGAAGCAAAAGCAGTTTTTACTATTCACCCAAGAGGCAACCAATATGGTTGGTCTAATACAGCTTAATAATTAACGAAGGAGTATTAAAATGGCTTTACCAAATAAAATTTTACCAGGGTTTAGTGCCTCAATGTGGATGCAAACAGGCACAACACCAACACCATTAACAGTAGCAAATTTATCTGTATGGACAGCTCAAGTAGCAACGATTGTAGGAACAGCAGCTAACGGAACAGGCGCAAGCGGAACTGCATTAAATGTAGAAGCAATTCCAGCGTTTGGTCAAGATGATGCAGTAGCTTCTTATGGTGTAGCGGGTTCAAGACAAAGTGATAAAATACCTACACAATCAGCCCCTACAAGCTTAACAATTACAGCGCCATGGAATCCTAGTGATGCAGCATTGTTATTGATTCGTGGTGATGCTTATAACGGAACTATTGACAGAACTTTTGTAATTGCAGCAACAGACGCAGCTACAACTATTGCATACGCATTTAATGGTCGTGTAAGTGAATTTAAAATTGATGCAGCTCCAGGCGCAGAAGCTAAAGCTGTATTTACAGTTCATCCTCGCGGAAATCAATATGGTTGGTCTAATACTTAAGGAATTAATATGAAATTATCCGAAGCTATTGATACATTAACATCTACATACCAAAGCCTTGATGCTGTAGCATTGGGGCTTCCTGTAGATGCTAAAGAAGTGCAAGCAGCATTAGCAAAAGCAAAACCTGATACAGCTGAATTTGTAGCATTAACTGTGTTAGCAAAATACAATCCTTTAATCCAAGAAATTAAAACAAAAGAGATTACAAATGACAACACAGATCAACTCAAATAATGATTTATTAAATTATCTAGTAACTCAATCCAATTCAGGTCAAAAGAATTGGTTTGGCTTTGCTCAACAACGACTTACGGGAATAACTTTAGCTCATGAGATTGCAAAAAATCATGCGGATAAACTTACACCTGAAGAAGCTGTTGATTATGCTGTAAAACTTAATAATGCTATTTATCAAAAAATTATTAAGGCTGATTAATGCAGAATACATTTGAAGTTAAAGGTTTAAAGGAAACTTTAAAAATCTTTGACGATTTAAGAGATGAAATTGGTGATGCTAGAAAGTCTAGCAATATTTTAGTTAAAACTGTTAAAGAAGCTATGAAACCTGTGTTAAGCATGGCTCAATCTTTAACAGCATCTCATAGTCAAACAGGGTTATTGCATGATTCATTAACTATTGTTGGCAGACGACCAACAAACAAAGATAAAACTTCAAGATATGTTAATGCCAATGATGCTGCAATTGCTATGGTTACTACAAAGCCAATTCCTAGAAGTTTAAAAAAGGAAGGCTTTAAACAATTTGGTCATTTAAGAGGTTCTGAACTTAAAAAAGCAAAGAAAACTTTTTATGAATCTGCCGGTGTATTTTATGATGCTAGAGCTATTGCAAGTGAATTTGGAACTAAAAATAGACCAGCTCATCCTTATTTAAGAGTTTCATTGGAAAGCCAACAACAACAAGTATCTGATTCGGTAGCAAGAATTTTACAACAATATATAGAAAAATTTAAATCACTATAACATAGGAGTATTACATGAATAAATTAGGTCAGTTACTAGGCAATGAATATGAGCAGCATAAAGAATCTATTTTAACAAGAGATTTTACTTATAAAGGCATGTCTTTAAAAGTAAGAATTCCAAGTGTAGCAAAAATGGAATCTATTTATAATGAATTTAAGAATCCAAATAAAGATGCAATTGAAGTTATATACAAAGAATTAACAGATAAGTTAATTATTAATCCTGAAGATAAAGTAGAAAAAACTGATAACGATATAATTATAGATGGCAGATCACAAAGAGAATCTGCTAAAAATACTTATTTAACAAGATTTAGAATTTTAGAATACTTTAAATTTTTAGTTGCTCAAGAAGGTCAAGATATTAATACTTTAACTTATGAAGACATTAATATCAGCATTCCTTCTTTGACTATTCAAATGGAATTTGTTGATAAAATTAATGAAGTTATTTTACCAAATTATGAAGATATAAAGTCAAAGTAACAGGCTCGTTAAGAACCCAGGTGCGTTGTGCAATGGTTTTTAACGGGCATACAATACAAGATATTGACGCATTAGATGAAACTACAATGAATGAAATTATTGTAATGTATTCCGATGGTGTATTAGGTAATAATAAAAATTTGGTAACAATGGGAACTCTTACATCAGGCGTATTTAATTATATGCGACCACCAAATTCAAAATCTTATACATTAAAAGAAATGCTTGGAAGTGCTTACAATTATATTTATCGTGAAGAAGCTAGTTTGCCTAATGAATCATTATTGGCTTTCATAAGTCAAGCGCCTGGATTTAATATTGACAAATTTAAAGGTAAAGAATAATGGCAATTATTTCAAGATTAGCGGTTTTACTTGGACTTGATGCGGGTGAATTTAACGCTGGACTAGGAAAAGCCAAAGCTGGAATAACTGAATTTACACAATCAACATTAGGCGCAAAGCTTGGTGTTGCTGCTTTAGCTATTGGATTTGCTGAATTTGCTAGGTCAGCGGTGCAATATGCAGATCAGATTTCAGATGTAGCAAAAGCTAATGATATGGCTGTTGGAACTGTTTTAGCACTAAATGAAGCCATGGTAGAAAATGGTGGTAATGCAGAAGCCGCTAGTCGTATGATGTCAGGCTTTAGTAAACAAGTTGAAGCTGCCGCTTCAGGCACAGATAAAACCCGCGAAACATTTCAAAAGCTTGGAGTATCACTTCAAGACCTTAAAAAACTTTCTGTTGATGATCTACTTATAAAGACTTTAAAAGGTTTAAATGACATTCAAGATTCAGCTACTCGAAATGCTAAAGCTATGGAATTGTTTGGTAAATCCATTAAAGGCGTAGATATTAAGGGATTTTATAATGATTTAATAGAAGGCAAAGATAAAAACAAAGAAGCAGAGCAATCTTTTATGGAAACTAAAGCTGTTATGGATGCTTTATCAGCAACCATGATGCAAGCTAAAGTTGATTTTATAGAAACATTTGCACCGGCAATTGAAAGTTTAACTAAAATATTTTTAGATTTAGCATACGCAATTCATTCTGCATTTAGAGCAGGTAAGGATTTATTAACTTTAAATTTTAAAGATTTAAAAACTTATGATTTTGCTGGTGTGCAATTTGAAAAAGATTTAAATGCTAGATTTGAAAAAGCTCGATTGGCTTCGCTTGCTGCTCAAAAAACACAATTTGGCGGTCGAGAAGTCAGTGCTTTAGGTGATGAAGGAAAAAGACAAACTGAAGAATTACAAAAGCAAATACTTACTTTTAATCAAGAAGCAAAAGCTGTTGGAGAGGTTAAATCTGAATACGAAAAATTAACTGCTCAATTTAATCTTGGTGGTAAATATGCTAAAGCTTCTAACAAGGACAAATATGATGCCGCTGTAGCTGCTTATAAATTAGATGAAATGCACCAGCAAGAGCAAACTAAAAATGAAATAAAAATATATGACACAGAAATAGAGCGTTTACAGTTACAAGCAGACATGGCTGGGTTTAGTGATATTGAGCAAAAAAAATTAATGGCTCAATTAGATTTGCATATTAAATTAAATGATGAAGTTAAAAAGCAAATTATTAGCCAAGAACAAGCAGATCAAATATATAGCTCATTTACAAAAATGCAAAAACAACAAGATATGACTTTGCAAGCTCAACAAACATTTTCTGCTGGTTGGAGCAAAGCTTATAATGATTGGGTTGAAAAATCTAAAGATGCAGCTGCATTAGGTAAACAAGCTTTTGAAGGTATGGTTCAAACTATGTCTTCTGCTTTAGATGAATTTGTTAAAACAGGCAAATTAAACTTTAAATCATTAATTTCAGACATGATTCAACAATTAATTAGATTACAACTTCAAGCTCAATTGTCAGGCATTTTAGGTATGATTGGTAAATCTTTTGGATTTGGAGGCGGAGGCGGAGGCACAAGTGTTCCTATAGATTTTTCATTATTTACACCTAAAGCTGATGGCGGTTCTTTTGGTGGTAATCAGCCTTTATTAGTTGGTGAGAATGGTCCTGAACTTATGATTCCAAATCAATCAGGTGTAGTTGTTCCAAACAATTCTTTATCGTCAATGATGGGAAGCCAACCTCAAATAGTATATAATGGTCCATATATTGCAAATATGAGTGCTATTGACACTCAAAGTTCTGTGCAGTTTTTAGCAAAAAATAAACAAGCGGTATGGGCTGCAAATCAATCAGCAACTAGATCATTACCGCAATCGAGATAATATATGGCTAATTTAAACAACATACTTGCAATAGCTGAATCAGTAGGAATCAATGACCAAAAATTTGTTGGTCAAATGATTAGTCGTAATCAACGCATATCCGCTTCTGAAATCTTAACTGTTCAACCTTTTGCTTTTGATATTAAACCAATGAATTATTTGCTTTATAGTCAAAACAGAAATCTATTGTCAGCCCTTCGTGTAGCAGACAAATCAACCGAACAATACTTAAACTTTGGCACAACAGGCTGGACAAACTATATTAATTATCAAGGTGATATGACATCAGGTCAAATTTCATCTTGTCAATATCAAACATCATCAGCAAATAAAAATATTGTATTAGGTGCATTACCATCAATATCATCTACCGCTTACATTGTAAAGACAGGCGATTTTTTACAAATTAATAGATATTCATATATAGCAACCGCAGATGTTCAAAGAGGAATTGATACAACTGTTGTAATTCCTGTTCACAGAACAATTTTAAATACTTTAGCAAGCCCTGTATCAGCAGTTATTGGTCAATATGGAACAACTGTATCAATGGGCGGAACAGCTTATACAGGCGTTACATTTCCAATTTTATTAAGAGATTATCCAACCTATACTTTAGTGCCTATGACTAATGATTCATTTATTAATTGGTCGGGAACATTTAAAGCGTTTGAAAATGTATTAACTTAACACAAGGACAATATTATGGCATTACCTATTTCAATTACATACACATTTGCTACTGCGACAGGCGCTATACCTTTGTCGCAATTAGACACAAATTTTAGTTTAATAACATCTACAATTAATGGAATAGGTGATGGAACAACCGCATTAACAACTCCAGCAATTGGCGCAGCCACAGGCACAAGTTTGTCTTTAACTAATGCGCTTACAATTGCTAATGGCGGAACAGGACAAACAACTAAAACTAATGCTTTTGATGCTTTATCGCCAACAACAACAAAAGGCGATGCAATTTTTTATGATGGAACGGACAATGTAAGACTTCCTGTTGGCACTAATACTTTTGTTTTAACTGCTGATTCAACAACAGCAACAGGCGTTAAATGGGCTGCGCCAGCTACATCAGGAACAGTTACAAGCGTTGCACAATCGTTTACAGGCGGATTAATTTCAGTAAGCGGATCACCAATTACATCTTCAGGAACATTAGCATTAACTGTTGCTGGAACATCAGGCGGAATCCCTTATTTTTCAGGCGCATCAACTTGGGCTTCATCTGCTGTATTAGCGTCTAACGCATTAATGGTTGGCGGTGGTGCTGGTGTAGCGCCATCAACAGTAACCACAGGCACAGGCGTTGTTACAGCTTTAGGCGTTAATACAGGAACAGCTGGTGCGTTTGTAGTCAATGGTGGCGCATTAGGAACGCCAAGTAGTGGCACAGTTACCAATTTAACAGGCACAGCATCAATTAACATTAATGGAACTGTAGGCGCTACTACAGCTTCTACAGGAACATTTACTCAATTAACAGTTAATGGTGCAAACTTAAATACAGCTATATCACCAACAGGCACAAGCACAGTAACAATTTCACCAGCTGGAGCTTTAACAGAAGGAACTGCTGGTGTAACACATAATTTATTAGGCAATGTTACTGCAACAACATCTAATCAAACTATTGCATTAAGCCCTACAGGAACAGGCACAGTAGCAATAAGCCCTGTCGGTGCATTAACAATTAACCCAACAGCCGCATCAACTATTAACAATGCTTCTATTGGTCAAACAACGCCTCTTGCTGGATCATTTACAGCATTATCAGCAACATCTAATGCTGTTACATCAGTATTGGCTGCAACAAGCGGTTTAACAGCTAATACATCCGTTGCTTCAACACTTACATATACAACAGGCGGTATTACTTTAGCAACTCAAACTGCGGCAGCTGGTTCAGTATGGCGCGTTAGAGCTTATGGTCAGTTTGTAGCGGCAACATCAGCAACAGCTCGAAATGCTCAAATTGCTTGTTTTTGGGGAACAACTCAATTAACAGCAATTACTCCAGCGGTTGTTATATCAGTAGCTCAAACAACGGGTTGGGTGGTTGAATTTGAATTAACTGCAACATCAACAACTGCTATTTGGACAACGGGTATATTAACAGGCAGAATTTCATCTGCAACAACATCAGATAATTATATGGCAACAGCAGCTTCAACAACTGTAACTGCTGGCGCACAAACATTAGATTTAAGAGTATCAAGCTCTGTGGTTGTAGCTGGCGATTCATGGACTGTTCAACAAGTTACAATGGAAAGAATTAAATAATTGAATCCAATTTATTTTTATGCAACGGACATAACTTGGGTAAATAATTCAAGTAATCCTGTTGCGTGGACTAATTCAAGCGTTCAGGTTGTAGATTGGACATCGCAAGCGCAAACTAATATTATTAGAATGGCTGATTTTGTTAGAGTTACAACACCGACAGCCACTTATAGATTTGCAACAACACCAAAAGCCATTACAGTTTCTGCGGTTGATAGTCAGCCATTTGATGCTGTAGGTTCGTTAGTTAAAATTGGTGACGCTGCAAGAGATATTAAATCAACATCTAACGAAACATCTGTTACATTGGTTGGATTAGATACAGCTTTGCTTGGCTGGGTATTAAGTCAAAATGTAAAAGGCTCTTTAATTGAAATGTGGCACGGATTTTTTGATGCTGATAACAACCTTATTGTATCAGGCGGAACAGGAGGTCTTTATAAATTTTTTACAGGATATATAAATTCATTTTCTATATCAGAACAATGGATGGAAGAAATTCGTCAATTTGTTGGAACAATTGTTGTAAGCGCTGCTTCTATTCAAATTATTTTACAAAACAGAACTGCTGGCAGATATACCAATAACAATGCTTGGCAATTTTTTAACGCTGGCGATACATCAATGAATCGTATTTCATACATACAAACTATTAATTACTCTTTTGGAAAAACTGCTTAATTTAATTTATTAATAAATATGACAATAGAATATAAGGTAGCAACAGGCAAAGAATGTTTTGATGACATATCCAAAATGTTTGAAAGTCATTATGAAGAATTATCTGTAACTAAAGGTTACAAATTAAATCCCGATTATGATTTTTATTGGGAAGCTGATAAAAGAAAAATATTAAAAATAATTTTATGTAAACAAGAAGATGAAATTATTGGTTACATTATTTATTTTATTGGATTAAATTTACATTACAAA